AAGAGTTCAAATAATTGCTGCTTTTGAAGAAGCAATCAGACACGATTTCAAAATATATTCACAGAGGACCTATAATGAGATGAATACATTCGTTTACCTAAACGGAAGACCTGACCACCAAAAGGGACAACACGATGATTGTATCATGGCGATTTCCATGGCTATATACGTGGGAGAGAAATCTTTTCAATCCCTGCAGAAAAATGTAAATCATACAAAGGCGATGTTGAACTCATGGGCAACCTCCATTAATGAAAACAAAAATAGTTCGAACTTTTTTAACCCCATGGTCCCACAGATGGGAAGACAAAACTCCTATCAGAATGGTGCGTCACGTCAAGATTATAAAACCTATGGGTGGTTATTCGGTGCCAAATAACTATTTATATTATCGACGTAAATAGTTAAATTGTATCATGGCAGAAAAACAAAATTTGACGGTTTGGCAAAGACTATCTAAAACTTTTGGTCCTAATTCATTATTAAATCAAGATTATCCAACTTTCAAGTTTGATAAAAAAGAATTATTAAGAACAAAAAGTAAGCAGGAGTATGAGTCTGAAAAACTTCAGGCGCAACAAACTTATTATCTTACAAATCAATGGGCGAAGGTTGAAAATAATCTATACTCACAAGCCATTTATTATGAACCATCAAGGTTGTCGGCTCAATACGATTATGAGTCGATGGAATATACTCCTGAAATATCTGCCGCTTTGGACATTTACGCTGAGGAATGTACAACCACAAATGAGGATGGTTTCATTTTGCAAATATATTCCGAGTCAAAAAGAATCAAAGGTGTCTTAGCTGATTTATTCAACAACAACTTGGATATCAACACTAATTTACCTATGTGGACAAGAAATACATGTAAGTATGGTGATAACTTTGTTTATTTGAAATTGGACCCTGAGAGGGGTGTTGTTGGTTGTCAACAATTACCTACAATCGAAATTGAAAGACATGAGGTTGGTGTGAGTCAAAAAATTTCTGTTGACATTACGAAAGAACTAGACAGTCAGAAAAAGGCACTCCATTTCACATGGAAAAACAAAAATATGGAGTTTCAATCTTGGGAGATTGCACACTTTAGATTATTAGGTGATGACAGAAAATTACCCTATGGAACTTCAATGTTGGAAAAAGCGAGAAGAATATGGAAACAACTTTTGCTTTCTGAAGATGCGATGTTAATTTATAGAACCTCAAGAGCACCTGAAAGAAGAATATTCAAGGTTTTTGTGGGTAATATGAATGATGATGATGTTGAAGCATACGTTCAACGTGTTGCAAATAAGTTCAAAAGAGAACAAATTGTAGATAGTAAAACTGGAAATGTAGACATGAGATTTAATCAAATGGCTGTAGACCAAGATTACTTTGTTCCTGTCCGTGACCCAGCCGCACCGAGCCCGATTGATACACTAGCCGGTGCTCAAAACTTATCAGAGATTGCCGATATCGAATATATTCAAAAGAAATTATTGACAGCCTTACGTGTACCAAAAGCGTTTTTAGGTTTTGAAGAAGTTGTTGGAGATGGAAAAAGTCTTTCATTACAAGATATTCGTTTTGCTAGAACTATTAACAGAATCCAAAAAAGTATGTTGCAAGAATTGAATAAAATTGCAATCATACATTTATTTTTGTTGGGTTTTGAAGACGAACTTACCAACTTCACACTAGGACTTACAAACCCATCAAAACAGGCAGACCTGTTGACTGTGGAAGTATGGAAAGAAAAAATCTTACTTTATAAAGATTTGGTTGCTGACCCAGGAAATGGAATACAGGCAACATCTTCTACATGGGCAAAGAAACACATCTTCGGTTGGTCAGACGATGAAATCAGACTTGATTTACAACAACAAAGAATTGAAAGAGCCGTAGGTGAAGAATTGAAGGCAACACCAACTGTAATCACTAAAACTGGTCTCTTTGATAATATTGACAAACTTTATGGTAGTGCGACTGGAGCAACACCATCCGCAGGTGCATCTACAACACCAGGTGGTGCTGAAGAACTTGGACCTCCACCTGAAGCCGGAGCACCTCTATCTGAACCGGCTCCACCTACACCTGAGGCGCCACCAGCGGGTGAGCCTGCATTAGCACCTGAAAGTAGAATGGATAGTTTGAATATTTTAGTAGAAAATAACATGATTGAAGGAAGGAAAGTTTTAGAATTAGGACATGCTCAAGAATCTTTGGGGGAAATTGAAAAAGAGTTAGATAAGTTATTGAATTCATAATATTTATAGGAAAAATACCAAAATGACATTCGGGCAAATAAAATCGGTTATAGAAAACAACTTGTTGGAGTCTTATAGGAATGAGACTGAATTCAAGAAAACTTTGAAGGAGTTCAAACAGAACATCCTTAACAATAAAAATATATCAAAGATATATTCAATTTATGACCAATTGAGTAGCCCGCAAGATTTGAATGAAAGTGATGCAAAAGAGTTTTTATCCGAAGGTATTTTTTTAATTCAGAAACTTTTATCCACAACAAAAATCAATACAAGTTCAGATAGAACCGTTATGAATGGATACCAAGATATTGACAATTTAGTTTATATCAATAAAACTGATTTGCACGAGAGAATTGAATCTAAAAAGAATATTATTAAAGTTTTAACATCTAAGAAGAGTCATAAAATAACTGAAGCGGTTAATATCCCAATCAAATCGATGGTAAAAATTGCAAACCAAACAATTTCAAATTATTTGGAATCTTTAGATGAAAATGCCAAAAAGGAGTTCATCCAACTATTGTCTGAAGATACAGATAATTTAAAAACGAAGTTTGAATCTCTCAGAGAAAATACTATCCTGAAATTGAAATCTATTATGGAGAATGAGAATGACTCAGAAATCAGAGATAGAATCTCCGAAACTTTGGAAAGAGTAAGTAAAGAAAAGTTTGACCAAATAACTTATTTGAAATTGAAAAACTTGGAAGAATCAATCTAATTGTTTTTTCTTTCTTTCTGAAAAAATAGCCTTCAACTTAGCGGTTCTCTTTACAACGGAAGGTTTCGTGTATTCCTTTTTATTCAAAAGGAGTTGATTTTGTTTAGTTTTAATTACTTTAGATTTGAGTGTCTTTAATGCTCTCTCCAAGTTTTCGTTGTTTTTTATTTCAATAATAATCATATACTAGAAATATTCTTAATTTGTTCAAATTTTTGACATTAAGTAAAACTACCACTATTTTTATAAAAAATAAACGAATAGTAACATGAAACTTAATGAAAAAAGGCAAAAGCGTAAAACTAAATCTGTACAACACAATAAAATCTGTATATGGTACAGTCGATTCTAAAAATCTCAAATCAATATTTGTAAACATTCAATCTTGGGTGACACCGAAAGAAGAATTAGAAAATTGGAATAGAATTGTATGTAATCTTAATAGAGAAATCAAACACACAGTTTTTAATTCAATAAATACAAATCAATTCAGACAAGAAACTATAGTTGACTTGGACTTGAGAACAAGCGGTATCTTATATGGAAAAAAATCTTTTTTCAATTTGGAAATCAATCTCTACACCAACGCTGAGTTAGATTTCAAATCATTTGATACCAAAGAATCAATTAAAAAAATTGTGAAATCAATTTATCAGAACAACATTAATAAAAACAAATATTTTGAATTTTCTTATACCAAAAAACCACAATCTTAATAAACAATCCACTTGATTATATTTATCAGAAAAGATTAAATGAAAGAATTAAGAATATTAGAAGCTCATGAGTTAGGTCATGGGATTTTAGTCGAGATGGATGCTGGGTGGATTTCTCCGAAAAATGAATTGAATGCTAAAGTTCTTCAAGAATCATCAAAATTAGATTATAGAAACCCTTTCGAGTTTTATGCTGTTTTACAAAAGTACAATGTACCTAACAGAAACGGAAGAACCTATCCTGAACCAATCTTGAAGAGGGAAGCCGATAGGTACAAAAATATCATTGATAAAGGTCTTTCAACTTCTGAATTAAATCACCCTGAATCTTCTTTAATCGATTTGGATAGAGTATCACACATCATCACTGATATTTGGTGGGACAAGAATATCCTTATGGGTAAATTGAAACTTTTGACAAGTCCAGGATTCCATGAAAGAGGTATTGTTTCAAGTAAAGGAGATGTTGCTGCAAATCTTATGAGACAGGGAGTAACGATGGGTATATCCTCAAGAGGAGTCGGTTCTTTAAAAAAAGTAGGAGAGAGAAATGAAGTTCAAGATGATTTTGAATTAATATGTTTCGATTTGGTTTCATCACCATCTACCCCAGGTGCTTATCTTTTCAATAATCCTGAAGATAGGAACAAATATGAAGAAAACTTAGAAGAGGAAAAGAAAAGCAAATCTTCAGATATCAGTGGAGATGCCAACAAATCTATTGATTTAATGAGAAGACTAACCGATTATTTGGGAAAATAATTATTTATGGACGAAAAATATTTTGTAGCAAAAATTCAGTACGAATTACCTGATGAGAATACAGGAAAAATTAAAAAAATTAGAGAAGAAAAATTAGTAAGAGGATTTTCAGTAACCGATGTTGAAGCTAAGGTTACCAAAAGATATGAAAGTTTTTCTTACGAATGGAGGATAACTTCAGTATCCGAAAGTAAAATCGATGAAGTAATTGAAAAATAATACGAAAGTGGTCTCTGACCACTTTTTTCATTTCAGGGAAATATTTATTAGAAATTAAATCCCCACTACTGAGAAATATATTTTTTGTGATATCACAAAATAAACTTTTTCTTATTTGACACTATTTATTAGATAAATTAATACAATTTTCATGCAAGAAAAAAATAAGCTAGTTGAAGAGGCGTTCATTCAAATGAAACAAGTTGAAGAAGCTATCGCCGAAAATGCAAAAGGAATACTTGCTTCTACAATGAAGGAAGAAATCAATCAGTTAGTAAAAGAATCTCTTTCGGAACAATCCGACGATGAGGTTGATGCAGACGCAGAAATTGAAACAGATGTAACTCCTGATGGAGATACAGAACTTGATATGACTGTAGATAATCCTGAAGATGAAGACATCGAATTAGATGTTGATTCTGAAGAACTTCCAATCGATTTGACTAACGCTTCTGACGAAGAAATTCTTAAGGTTTTCAAAGCTATGGGTGAAGAAGATGGTATCATCGTAAAAAAAGACGGTGATAACGTACACCTAATGGACAATGATGCTGATGTAGAATACCTTGTTAAGCTAGGTGAATCTAAATCTAACGAAAAAACAATCAAAGAAATGAGACACGAAGAAAACGAAGCAATCGAGGATGTTATCGACGCTATTTTCGCAAACAAAGACACTGATGAGGTGGATTTAACGGACGTAAAAGATTTTGACACAGAAAACGACGTGGTTGATTCCATGGAGGAAGATATTGTTTATGAAATCCAGTTCGATGAGGCTGAAGGCATGGAAGAAGAGTGGGGCGGTAAAAAGGGCGATGAGTCCAAGTCACACAGAGATTACATGGATGAAGCTAATGACGAAGGCGAAGAGAACGAATCAATGCTCGACGAAGAGAGTGATGACGAATCAATGCTCGACGAAGAGAGTGATGACGAATCAATGCTCGACGAAGAGAGTGATGACGAATCAATGCTCGACGAAGAGAGTGATGATGAATCCTCAGATGACTCATTGGAAGAAGCATACGACCACAAAAAGGTTAAAAAATCTGAAACGAAAGAGGGTAAAAATATGACAGTAAAACCTAAAGGTACTGGAATTGGTCACGGTCCTAAATTTTCATATAAGGACAAAGCTGCTGGTGGTTTCAAAGAGGACAAAAAAGAAGGTCCAAAAACCATGGGTACAGGTAAGGCTAAGTTCGAGTACAAAAAAGGTGCAAATATGGAAGGCAAGTCAAAAGTTGTTAAAGCAGAAACAAAAGAAGGTCAAGGATACAAAGACAGAGAGGATGAAAGGTTATCTATGAAGCATGGTAAAATTGCTTCTAAAGACCTTAAAACTACTAAAGCTCGTAGAGATGACGCAGGTTTTGAAAAAAGAGAAACTAAAGAAGCTGCTAGAACTTATGGCATGGGTTCAAAAGAAGGAAGAGGATTAAGAAAAGGTATTACTAATAATAGAAATTATGTTTACGGTAATAACGGAGTAAAAGTTGAATCCTTAGACGCAGAAGTATCAATGTTGAGAGAGAAAAATGAAGAATATAGAAAAGCATTAAATGTTTTCAGAGAAAAACTTAATGAAGTTGCTATCTTCAATTCAAACTTAGCTTACGCAACTAGATTGTTCACTGAACATTCAACTACCAAAAAAGAAAAAATCAATATCCTCAGAAGATTTGATGATGTTGAAACTTTGAAAGAATCAAAAAATCTTTACAAATCTTTGAAGGATGAGTTGGGCGGAAGAGAATCAAAATCAATAAATGAATCAGTTGCACCTAAGTTAGATAAAACTGTTTCAACAGGTTCTTCAACTTCACTTATTGAATCTAAAACTTATGAAAATCCTCAATTCTTAAGAATGAGAGACTTAATGAGTAAATTAGGTTAATAAAAAACAAAAAATAAATAAAAAATAAAAAACCAATCAAAATGGGAGCATTATTAGAATCAGGTCTTGTTGGTAACATCGGTCTTAAGCACCTAAAAGTTATCAAAGAAGACACAATCAACAAATGGGACAAATTAGGATTCTTAGAGGGTCTTAAAGGTCACATGAAAGAAAACGTAGCTCAACTTTATGAAAACCAAGCTTCTTTCTTAATCAACGAGGCTTCATCTACATCTGACACAGGTGCATTTGAAACTGTTGTATTTCCAATCGTAAGAAGAGTTTTCTCTAAGTTATTAGCTAACGATATCGTATCTGTACAAGCTATGAACTTACCAATCGGTAAATTGTTCTACTTCGTACCAAACATTCAGGCATATACTGACCCAGCAAATTTGGCTAACACAGGTATTCACTACGCACCGTATGGTTCTCCAAACGCTGCTGCTGACCAGACACCAAATTCAGGATATGACTATAACAACACAAAGGACCTTTATGATAGATTTTATGAAGGTAATGAACCAGCTTTAGACCCACCAGGTTTATTTGACTATTCTAAAGGACAGTATTCAGCTATCACAGCTGAAGTACGTACTGTTGCTTGGTTAGCAGATGATTTAGTTCCTTCAGGTTACACTGCAGGTGACTACAGAAAAGTACTTATCGAAATGACAGGTTTTGCATCAGATGGTGCTGGTAAACTTATCGGTCCTGATGGTCAACCAATGGACAACGAAGCTTTCTTGTCTGATTTGACCGTTTACGGAGTTGCAGGAAACAGTACAACATCTGCAAACACATCTAACCCTTATCTTTTCAGAGTAGTAACTCAAAGATATGGTAAAGGAATCGTTCAGTACGGTAATAACAACGCAACTGCAATCTTCCCTAATTCTAAAACTGATGGTGGTCAATATGACAACCTTTGTACTCCTGATGGACATATCTACTTAGAAGTTGACTTACAGGTCCCTGTATGTGTAACTTGTGGTGGTTCAATGGACGGCTACACAGGTTCGACTTTTGAATCTACATCAGCTTATACAAACGCGTTCTCAGCTACTTATAGAATCTATAGGAACTTAGAATTCGAAGATAGAATTGGTGAGGTTTCATTTGACCTTATGTCAGTGACAGTTTCTGTAACTGCAAGAAAATTAAGAGCTCAATGGTCTCCAGAAATGGCGCAAGACGTTGCAGCATTCCA